TATCGATACAGGCACGCATGCTTGGCATTCTGATCGTCTCGGTTTGCGTCGTGTTCCACAGGCTTTGTCTGGTGATATTCTCCAGCCATCCGCCTGCCTTGATGATCTCGCTTCCAAGATCCCCAAGGGTGCCTTTGCTTGATGCAGGCGTGTACTGTGCATGGGCAAATTGCAGTCCTGGTGCCATGAGTAGAATGCTGCTCGCACCAGTGGTGGTCGTGCTAGCCACCATCACCTGCTCAGTCGAGAGACCATCATAGATGGTGATCACATCAAACTGGTTGAGGGTGACGCTCGTGGATGGGGTAACTGGCAGACTCGTGGCACCGGCAACCACTGCACTCGAAAGGCGCAAGGCGTTGCCAAGTAACGAGGCATATTCCAGTCCCTCAGGGGCAAGGGTGTAGTCTATCCATGAGATGTAACTCACACTCATACCCTAGGGTCCCCTTTCCACTGTTTCGCACAAAAACACTACTAAAATTCCTCTGTCCCTATGAGGAAACCGTTAATATTGCCTGATGCACTTACGTCCATATACAGCGCATTATTTGCTGTTGTGCTAGCATAGCCATTGCCCATATTGCCCATGCTGGTCATGCCAACGCCTGCCGCCATCCCTGGTGTACGTAGAAATTCAGCGGTTGCACCAGCATTGCCATCCTCGAAAATGATGTAGCCTGCAACGCTTAACGACACCGCAAAGCCCATCAGGTGAAATTTTTTGCCACTGCCTGGCGTCCATATAACTTGAGCAGTACCAGCCGTGACCGCCACGTTTTTGATGGGAATGAACTTCCCTGGTGTACGTTGGCGATCAAATGAGCCACCATTGAACAAGTAGTGAGCAGCCGCAATCAGACCGATGGTGACACTATCACCAACCGATCCTGCATCACGCATGCGGTCGATCACTGCCCCAGACGTGTTGTACAAGCCAATAGCGAACTCAGGTATGTTAGCAGCCGCCACCCCATCAGCGGTCGCCATCTGCGTATTGACGCCGCCAAACTGTGCGACATTGATATTTTGCCCATTGGTTGATGAAATGGGGTTGCCGCTACTATCGACAATGTAAACCGGGTTTGCGAGTGGTCGCCCACCAGGGATATCAGCAGAATTGGCGGTCATGCTTGATCTCCACGCGCAGGTTGCCCACTAATGCCAAGGTTGCGTTTGAGATGCTTTGCGACGGCACGTTCGATATGGACCGGATTCTCAAGTTTGGTCAGACGCTCTTCCAGTTTGACAATACGGGCATGCAAGAGCGCATTTTGTCGCTTGAGTTCCTCTAGTTGCGTCTCCGCTGTACCATGTTCCTGCGATGGCTCTTCACCCGGTTGATCTTTGGTCTGCTTTGGCATTGCTGAATGCTCCTCCCAATAGTGGATGAGAAGATGGCTCCATCCCTCATCCACCAATGTCACCCTACAAACTGGACTTTACTGCTGATAGCCGTAAATCGTACAAGCTGCTGCACCCGTATTCGCACCAAGGGCAGGAACAGTCAGGGTTATTGCCGTATTGGCTGCGCTGGCCGGAATCGGGCTAGGAAACTGGACATAGACCTGTACCGGATTACCAGCCGCTGCGCCAACCTCAAAGGTCAGCGTGCCAGTGATGATGCCCGTAATGGTCACTGCACCACCAGCAGCAGCAGAACCACCTTGGGTCGTGACACTGAAGCCGGTGATATAGTTGGTTTTGCTTGCGACAGCAGAAAGACTCGCGCTATTGCTCGTGTTCACAGCGACCGCTGCCGATCCTGTCACGGGCGTTTGTTGTGCCTGGAGACTTACACGCAATGCGCCACCAGAATCAGCAGCCAAAGGCGTATCACCAGCCGTGACGTTTTTGCCGTAGGGGTTATTGTTGACCACACGGGATGCATCAGTGGTCGGGATGGCATGCGCAGTCACCGTCACCGTACCAGCACTATACCCAGAGACACGCGCGCGTACCGACTGGAAACCAGCCACCGATGCTTCGTACAGATGGATCGACGTGGTGGTTGATCCTGTCACCGTCGTGGTGATGGTATTGGTTCCCACCTGCTGTGTTTGCAGGGGGTCCCAGTTGGTGTTGTCTTCCGTGCATTCAAAGTTGACCGTGCCAGTGAAACCAGACTGGTTGACCGTGAAGATGATGGATGCCGAGCCAAGGAGCGAAAGGACCGTGCCTGCGCCATTGGCATTGGCGGCATTCTGGAGCGTTCCATTCACAGCGGCTGTGGCTTGCTGTTGGACGGGAATGGCCCCGTTTTGCAACGTGAAACCATTCCCACTCAGGTCAGCCAAAATCACCTTCTCAGGCGCTTGTAAGACGTTCTGTGATACGTCTGCGATTGGGTTGGACAATGGCATTGGATCGTCCCTCTTCTCGTCTTATCTGACTGACAAACAGCTAGCTTAAACTGATCCCGTTGATCATGCCAAGACCACCAAGGTACTGTGAAACGAGCGTAGCATTCATGTACGCCGAGTACATCCACTGGGTGGTATGGCTCTGGTCAGGCGGATACTCCACAGCCCACATTTCACGGTTGTACTCAACGCGCAATGGAGGTCGTGTCATTGACGAAACCGGGAAGGGAATGGTGAGCGACGCGGCAATGATTGTGCCTTGGGTCAGGTAGGGCAACATCACCACATCCATCAAACGACCGGTGGTCTGATTGATGTACTTCGTCACACGCTGTGAGCCAATTAAATTGCTCAGTCCCTGTGCTTCCATCGGCTGCGTTACACGGAAGTTTGTGCCCTGCGACACAAGGTAGGAAAGCTTCTTGTGATCCTTCACACCAACAAAGAGCACTTCAGGGTCAGCATGCGCATTGAGGTACATGGATTCGAGCAAGCTATCAATATCTGAAAGTGCCAACGAGCCAGAAGATGCAGAAGGCTGGCGAATAATCGGGGTTTCTCCCTGTACGCCTGCCGTGCTTGCTGCACCATTGTTGAGGTAGATCAGCGACTGGAGACCGTCATAGGTCAGTGGCAGATTTGATGTGTTGGAATCGGTCGATTTGACGACAATCGCAGTATTGCCAGCCGAGACCACGGTCGAATAGGCTGTACCGGATGTAGCCCATGCCGCCGTTGCTGTAACGGTGATATAGCCCTGACCAAAGCCACCAGCATCATTGAGAGCGTTGGCCCCACCAAACTGTGTGGTGGCACTTTGTAGCCACATAGCGCTATTGGCAGGCTGTGTTGAGCCAGTGCCAACATAAACGTTGTATTTGGTCGCGCTAGGCACACGTGGAATGCTCATAGTGACAGTTGAGGAGCCACCAGTCGTCACAATGCTTACCGCGGTTGCAGATGAACCACCATAGGCCAGGGTCTCACCATTGGCGTTGACGGCTGTCACCAGGATCCAGTTGGTTGCCGCGCCGATAGTACCGCCTGAAGCCGCTGTTGAGACATTGAAGACTGGAGCTGGAGGCCACAACTTCTGACCACTATTAATCAGCCACATCTCTTCTTCCAGCATCAGAGCCGGGATGAGTTTTGCAGCAACAGTGGCTCGGACATCCCCTTCAAAGCTTTGACCGTAGATCTCAGCTTCAAAGGTCACGACGTCTTTGAGGGCGAGCATCTTGAAGACGTTGGAGGCGTTCACCCACACATACGAGAGACTCGATGGAGTGCTCTGCTGCTGAAGGGCAGCGGTTGCCACGGAAGGTCCAGACCCGCCAAAGTAGTCAGTGATCGCACGCCAGTTGATCGTGTCAATGCCAGGTCCAGGGAGGCGTGGAAGCATGTTGCGTAGCGGCGTGTATTGTGGGATGACGTATTTTGCTGCTGGCTCCAGGTAGTAACCCGTGAAGTTTGCGTTATTGCCAACGAACGCCTGATCACGATTAATCTCACCGCTGGTCAACGCCTGCAAGGTCTGATTATTCATGATCATGGGGTTGATGCCCTGGAAGGTCTGCACACGCTCTAGTACGTCATCAGTCAGTTGACCACCAGAGTTCGCAGGCATGGCAACCCCACGCAGGGCCGCAATCTGTTGTGCCTGACGAGCGAGCACGCTACCCTCTGGTGCATACCCCTCTTCCAGCACTCCAACTGCATTTTTAGTGTTGCCGATGCTTTTCTGAGCACCTTCTGGCAACTGAGACTTATCAATGGTTGTCATGGTGTGTCTATCCTTATGGCACTAACCGCGACGGCCCGGCATTGGCTGTATGAGCAGGGATGCAGCGGCAGTTTGAGCTTCGATTGAGTTGAGTGCGCCATTGGCTTGTAGGCGATCCAAGACAGCGCGTACGGCTGCTGTATCGTGTTGTGGCGCTTCATGATTGGGTTGATTAGCGAGGCGTTTCTCGACGCCATATCCACCGCCATTGAGCACAGGACCACCCGGCATCGGTTGTGCAGCAATCACGTCAACTTGACCTTTTACCTCCGCCAGAGCAGAGCGTACTTCGTCAAAGCTTGCCTTGGTTGGCACATCTACGAGCTGTCCAATGATGGTCTCTAAACTGGTTTGGAGTGGTTTGAGGTCGATTTCAGGTGTCTGGATACGAGCAAATTGGCCTGCAATAGCATGCATGCGGGTAACAGGAGCATCAAGACGGGTGATAACTTTAGACAGGACACGCTCTGCAATCCGTTCTGCTAGTTCTTCTGCATCTTGATCGGGGTCAAGTGCAGGACCAGCGCCAGGAAGGTCAATATCACCGTCCTCATCGGGATCGATGGCGCGGCACATGGACTTACATTCATCACAACTACAGAGATCCATGAGCGCCATAGCGTTCTTCAGTGCCCCATCACGAGCTGCATGTATCCCGGTCTGCGTATCGGAAGAGATGCGCGCACCTGCTCGCTCAAGGGACTGAGAAGGAGAGGAGGACAAAGCAGTAACGGATGGATCATTTGATGGTTGCTCCGTTATGGTTGTGGCTGGTTGTTCTGGTTCTGGCTCGGTAACATCCACCACCTCGGTCAAACCATCAGCGCGACAGAGGGACAATCCTTGCCCATCTGGGTTACTCGCGTTATCGACGTAGGAGAGTTCTGCCAGTTCATAATCAACGAGATAGGGATAGGTCTTGCCATTGCGCTCAATCTTGTCCCAGGTGGGTTGTGTTGCGCCAACGCTGTATCCTGAGAGGGTGCCATCAAGGATCTTCTCCCAGGTGTCGCGTGCGCCACGAGAGACACGAGAGCGGACAATGACCTGCTTGTTCTCATCATCGAAGAAGACACCAATACCCTTGCCAACCGCCTTGCGATCATGCATCTCTCTCACATTGGCTGTGCGCTCTATCCAGCGTTGAAAGGCTTTCTTGCTCGCCTCATAGCTGAAAATAGTGCCGTAACTGTCCACTGCTTCAGAGGTTGCCACGCCTTCCACTTCCCACTTTTTATCATCAATACGTGTTATTGGGGCATATAAACAGGCATAGGTTGGTTCATGCTGCACACGCTGAATGACTGCCTCTTCCTGCTCATGCTCAGAAGGCGATGTCGTCGTATCAGCAGTAACAGCCCGATCCTCTTTTTTGCCATCATCCTCTTGCCAACTTTCTGGCAACTTGAAGCCCTTCCTCTTGGCAATGGCGATGGCTTTTTCCTTGACAGCAGCAGGATCATCGGCATGACCAATGAGCTTTGCAGCAGCATCAAGGTGTTCTTGCGAATCGATGGGGAAGCTATGGTGAGGACCAGCAAAGTCTTCATCTGCGATGGCATCACGTTCTTTTTGTGTGATGGAGCGCTCAATGTTGAGGGAGCGGCAGATCTCCTCTAGATTGGCGGGATAGATGCTTATCTTCGTCATTTATGCGCCTCTGGATTTAGGAGGATGCGGCGCATAAAAACAGGCCGCGATCCCGTCTTTACGGAATGCGGCCCCCTGGATTCTTGACCCACTAGGCTCTGCGTTATCTATATATAGTTCTACTTATATCTGATAATACCACAACAAATTTGTATACGCAAGAGTACAGCATAACAACATTACAAATTCATGCTTCACGAACTTTTTAGAAGCAAGAAGAATCCCTAGCACGCCTCACTCTGCCCACCAGGGACGCCCTCACACTTGGCTCTAAGAGCGTCCAACTGTTCCCACGTGATCAACTCTGCACGCTTTTGATACATGCACCAAATAGACAAACCCTGCTCAGTCACTGTTGCAATGAGTTTGCCAGTGGTCTCACACGTGATACGCTGTTTCTGCTGCTGTACTACCTGCTCTATCGTTTGCATGGTGGTGCTCCTTTGCTTGAAATAGTTCTTTAACGCTTTAACATCAGTATCGAATGTGTTATCCTGCTCTTCATTGTCATCATCGGTGATATTGCCGTATATCTCGTATGGTCTCTCACTTGCAAAGAAGGCATAGAGCACTTCGCACATGCGATGTGAGAAGGGTGGTAGGTTAGGTGTGCTCATGCTTGCCTCCTACACTATCGTGCTAGCTCGCACATTGAACACCGTTTCCACTGCTTCACCCAATGATCCAGTCCCTTCAAACCTATACGACCATGCGCCGCTTTGATTCGGGAAGATATCAACGTGATACGTGCCTATGCCATCCTTGAGCAATGCGCCATCGGTGCCATACTCATAGGTCGATATCGTGCCATCTGGAGCCTTCACACGCGCCACAACGGTAGCAGGATCAATGGCACTACCACCAGAGGTAAACGTGCCACTACAGCGCACCAGATCGCCAATGTCATAGGTTGGGATAGTGCCTGTCACGGTGGCAGCAGTCGGTGTGATGCTCAGCGAAGCCACACTATTGATGCTCGCAAGACCTGCATTGTAGTGGCTCTGGACCTGCGTTGCAGTGAATGCCAGACTTGGATAAATCGAGACATGCCCTAGAAGCCCGGCATAGTAGTCGTTACCATAGCCGCCACGCCCGATGTTGATGGCATTGCTACTTGCTACGATGGTGCCTGTGAGCGTGTCGGAACCCACCTGCACACCGTTGAGATAGGCATAGACATTCGATCCGGTGTAGACCAGCACATAGTGATTCGGCACACCTGTGGTAAAGCTAGCAGCCCAATAGAGGTTAGAGGTCTTGGCTGTGGTTGCAAGGCTTGTGAGTCCCTGTGTAAGTGAATTGAGAGCCAACTGGAACCCGGTATTGTCCTGGTCGGTATGACCATTACTCATGATACGACCGGCCTTGGTCGGGTTCATGAACCACAATTCGACCGTCAGAGCAGATAAACCAGTGGTTGTAACCGTGTTAGGCAGTGCTACATAGCCTGTGCTGCCATCAAACAACATACTTTTTGAGCCATCACCAATAATAGCCGTCTGACCAAGCGTGACGCCGCCGGTGATCGTGCCATTCTTGCCACCAATCGAGTCAGTTGCGGTCGTTCCACTGGTCTCGTTGAGGTAGTAGTGATTGGCTGCCCCGTCCAACTGGACTGCCACATCATAGCTCGCATAGTTCTGGGTGACAGTACGCGCAAGCTGGTAGGGGGTAGACGCGGATGGATAGCCCTGCCAGATCCTGATGTATTTGATGTGCATGTCTATCGGGAACTGGCTATCTGCTGGGATGTGGTCATTGACCGCCACGCCACTGACTGCGATATTTGCCAGGATGTACATCAACTGATTGGGGATCTCGCTTGGGGTCTCAGTGCGGAAGAGAGGCACACCATCGAAATAGAACGCCACATAGCCCGGCTGCCAATCAACGGCATAGTAGTGGTAGCCAGCACTCATATCGGCTACGGTGTAGGGTCCGCCATCATGTGTCGCACCGCCGGGAAAGTGCACACCACAATTGAGGCTCGTTCCAGACTCAAAGATCTCGCAGATGTCGATCTCGTTGATCTGCTGCACTGACGTGTAGAGCATCCAGAATGCAGGCCAAACACCTGTACCTGCCGGGAATTTGATGCAGCCCTCGATGTACCCATAGAGCACTGAGAGCTTGTTGTATGACGCAATCATGCCACTGGTGTATTTGCCATTGCCAACGCTAGCGTTACCACCGCCAGTGTTACGTGCTTCCAGAATTAGCTCGTTGGTGGCTGGTGTGCTACCAGTAGGGGCAATGTACACGTTCTGTGGGAGATAGGTCTCCAGTTCCTGGTTAAAGGTGGCCGTGTTGCCGAATGGATACTGGTGTGACCACTGCATCATGTCCGCCGGCGTGGCTTCGTAAACGAGCCTTTGAGATGGGTCGAGTGGATGATTATAGGGTTGGATCATAGAACTGGCGGCCCCTTTCTCTTTAACTCACTCACCATCTCACGAATGACTTCTTGCGCGGCTTCACGGGCAATGCGTCGGATTTCTGCTCGTTCTTGTTCAGAGAGACAGGATACAGGAGCTGGGAAGGTGTAGGTCTGGGGAACATCACCACTGATAACAACCGTGGCCTCCTCTAGTCCCGTCATATATACATCTACCTTGCTAAACAGATGGATGCTATAAATTTCACAATAGTGCCCAACTACCGGATGCATGGGCGCTGCCGGGATTTTCTGTGTTTGATCTTCTATGGTTTTTTCTGCATCATCATATCCAACAATGCGTACAGTGCCACCTTGTGAATTACCACGAATAGATACGATACACCGCGCAGGTGGATTAAAGGTCTTTGTTAGATGCATAGTTCCTACTCCCTTACCAACGCAGTGATTGGCTTATAGTTGTACAGATTACCCGTCCAGACCTTACGCGGGATCATCCTATGGCACTTACGCAAACGTTCCTGCATTATCACCCTCTCACGCTCTTCTCGCCACATACGCAACTTGGCATACTTGGGGTCATGATCCATAATGCTCATGCTTCTTGCACTTCTTTCTGGAATGCTGCTATCTTTTGCAATCGCTCCTCATCACTCAGTGTGGCAACACCAAATTCACCATAAAAGTAGGATCGCGCTTTCTCACGAACGGACTGAAGCGAAGCAATGAATGCGTCAAGATCACAGACGTGCTGGCAGCACTCCTCTTCGTCCCCATCCAACCAAAGATCAGTACATCCATCCCATTTTGTCGTTGCCTTTAGTTTTGTGCCAGACTGTTCATTGACAAAAGTCACAGCGCCGCAATACGTCTCATCAGGGATGATGCGCCACTTTGCATGTTTGGGTTGCTCAGGTGAGCAATTGCACAGCTTGAGTATTGAGGGTGTGTATCCTGCCGAGATAGGTGCAGGTGTTGTATGGTCTGATATGACTGTCTGTATGTTCCCAATAACCTCTGTCCACGGACCACCAGGAACCGCCCATGTTTTGTCCCATGCCAATTTCGCACCACCACAGCGCTCACAAATATTGTTCAATTTATTCCTCCTCATCTACGGCAGACACCACACACCTGCACCTGGGATGCAAAGGTGGGTTGTTAATTCCCCCGTTCCATTCGTCGCCAACATCAATTGGCTCAGACTCAGCTAACTCACGACACATCGGGCATGCATCGGGTTCTGCTAACCATCGCACCTTCTGTATGCCGCCATCTTTCAACGTATCCATAACTGACGACTCAATTGCGCTAACCGTCTCTGTCTCTGCAATCAATTCTGGCAATTCATCAATCAGATCGTTGATGGTCGTATCCACAATGTCCGACTGACTAAGCCGCTCACCATCCTCATCCTGCTCTTTGCCCAGCGCCTTCTGTATGGATTCCCTCACATGGTCAATCAGACCAGCCACAATATCACGTGCACGACTGAGTAGATTACGAGCACCACTCAGCACGCCTCTACGATGCGATTTCAGCATGGCTTGTGCGTGTGTGGCACCGATGGACGCCGCCTCTTGTAGCAGGGCTTGTACGTCCTCTACAAGCTCGTCTTGGATATGCTGTGGAACCGTGAAGTATGGCGCACTGATTGAGCGTGTGCCAGCCGCTATGAACGTTTTGAGTCGATTGGCAAAGCGTTTCTCCAGATTAAGCTGCTTTTTGTCTGGTGCTCGCCACTGCTTTGCCCCACTTGGGGCACTGCGAAAAAATGGGCTTCCCTTTCCTGTGCATCCTTGAAGACTGCCCTCACTTCGTCGGCATTTGTACAGCGTGCCAGTGCCTCTGTGATCTGGGCATGCTCGCGAGCATCGATGGCATCAGAGGCAAACGAGCGGATGAGCTTCCCAGATTTGATGTCTTTGAGCGCAATGTCTCGCCAACGTCTGAAATCATCGCGTGTTGCCAGGGATATGCCGCTAGCTCTTTCTTTAGCTCCTCCAGATTCGCTTGAAGTTTGTCCAGGCTTTTTCTCAGTCTGCGATTGATGTGTTTTCTTGCCCTCGCCTGTTGATGGAGATGTCTTTGCGTTCGGCTGTGCTGTATCCTTCTTGCTTTGACTTTGCGTATCTTCAGCATCATCCTCTCCTTCTTCGCTGTCTTTGAGGGCTATTTCTCGCCAGCGTCGATAGTCTGCACTAATTGCTCGTGATTGATGTTCTGATAGAGCGCCTGGATCGCTGCTCGTTGCTTCTCCAGTGTCCACGTGCCAAACTTGGGATGGTCCTGTTTGGCTTGCGCTATGGCTGCATTGCGACTCTTGCGGTTTTTCTGGTGTGCTCGGCTCATTGCGTTGCTCCTCTTTTCTCATGGCAGTAAACGCTTGCTCAACACGTGCGATAATCTCCCTAACCGCACGTGAAACAGCCTCATCTTCACTGCCATCTTGATCCTTCTCGTCGTCTGTTTGCCCTGGTTGACTGGTCGCCTTTTTTATTGCTGGTGGTGTGCTTTTCGCGTTCTTGTCCTCCTGATTGTCCTCACCATCATCCTCATCTTGTTGTTGTGGTCCTCCTGATGCTGCTAGTTGCAAACCAGCCAATTGAGCTGCATCTTGAGCCTTGCGGGACTCTGATCCGACCTCAAAGCTTGCCAGGGGCACAATTCCACCTTTCGTGACGAGAAGAGGACCGGTCTCTGGGATCTCAGGGAAACTCATGAGGCGAGCTGCTGCTGCTGGTGAAAGGATGCCATTCTGAACAAAACTTCCATAGGCCGTTGATTGCGCAACAAGATCCTCGGCCTCCTCATAGCCCGTGAAACAGACTTCAAGGACATCACAGCCCGTGCTTTCGCGCAACAAGAGCGTAAACAGCTTGGCATACACGCTCACCATCGGATAGAGCGTGCGACGAAACATCATATTCTGCTGTCCCTCGTCGGCACTCTTGTGGATGCTGGCAGTGAAGGCGAGATCACCCATTGAGAGACCATAACATGCTGCTGCAACGTTGAGCAGGAACTCATCGAATGGTGTGTTCAGCTCCACATCATCGATGCGTGTGTACTTCATACCGGGTTGTGTGAAGCGTATGCGCACCTGCTGTTGCTGGTTGCCTGCGAGTAGGCTATTCCAGGCTTGTTCATAGGCGTCGATTTGATCTGGGGTCCAGTTGGAGGAGTCAGGTACTTCCATAATGCCTGATGGCACATTGCCTTCGGTGTATCTCGCTAGATCCTTGTTCTTCTTGCGTAACGCCTGATTGACTTCAAGGATAATGCGCTCAACACGGCTAAAGCCATAGGGGGTAAACGAGCGTGGCGACTCTCGATAATAGAGGACCTGATCAGTCGTGTATTGGTCGCCAGGAACACCGTAGGGATATTGTTGGTACGCTGGATAGGGTGGCTGTGGGATCATACCACGCTCATTCATGAGGGGTTTCACCGTTGTACCATCGATGATGTTTAAACCCATCAGTCTGCCAGCACGATCCTTTTGCTTGTAGAGAGACAATGCATCAATCTGGGTGGTCTCAGTCCAGGCCATGCGTAGCCACGTGTGGATATCCATGCGCTGAAG